GGCAACGTGAGCGTGCACTTCGTGGGGATGAACGCCAGCGCGGCAACAATAGCATCGCTGGGAGCGAAGCATATCTCCATGGACTCCTCAGCGATGTACCTGGTGCATAAATGCAGCACGGAGTTCTTTGAATGGGGCTCGCTGAACGCGGACCAGCTGGAGGCGGTGCGCTCGCAATGCGACGCCGCAATCCGTGACCTGAACAAACTGGACAACAACATCGCAACAATGTACGCCGGCAAGTGCAGCAAGCCGCAAGCGGATCTGCTGGACTTGATGCGCCAAGGGGGATGGATGTCAGCGACCGAGGCGCAGCAATGGGGATTCGTGGATGAAGTCACAGACTTTAACGAGCCAAAACCGGTTCTGACGGACGCAGTAGCCTCGGCGATGGCGGCGGCAGGGATTCCCGTGCCTGACATCTTTGTGGAGACAAAGGAACCGCTGTTCTCACGGTTTATGGCGGCGCTGCTGTCAATATTCGGGATGCAGCGTGAGAACGGCATTGCCAAACAGAACATCACGGCTGAAGCTCAATCGCCCGAAGATGGAAATGACAATTCATGTGACGACAACAAATGTGCCATACGCAATAATGAAGCAAATGCAGTAAGTAAACAACCTGAAATCGAAAGACCTATGAATCACACCCTCACACTCCTGGGCAAGGTCCTCGGCATTGAGGACTTTGCCGTGGGTGAGGAAGGCATGACGCTGACTCTGGAGCAGATGAAGACCATAGAAAAGGCCATCGCACAGCGAGACAGCGACAACGCCGAACTCACCGAGCAGGTGGACGCCCTCAAAGCGGCACCGGCAGAGAAATCACAGGCTGTGGTGGACAGCTCGCAGCAGCAGACCCCAGCCTCCCCATTCGAGGAGTTCGCCGGCATGGTGAACTCAGCGAACGAGATGTTCAACCTGGTGCCTTGATGCCCCGAGTTGACATTGCACCTAAGAATCTTGTATTAACACCAAAACCTTTTATCTAATCGACAAATCATTATGGCAGGACAAGTTATATCTATACCTACCTCTGCACTGCAGGACGCGGCGGTGAAGTACCGCAAGCAACTCCTCTACATGCCTATCATCGGGTGTCAGGACACCCTGCAGCACATGACGCCTCGCCCGGGCATCCGCTACAAGGAGAATGTGGGCGCCATAAGCGGTGACGCTCAGTTCGGACCTTACAAGCCAAGCCGCTCGATGGACTTCAACCTGACAGTGGAATACCGCACGCTGGAGACGTTCATGGGCTCGGTGGTGGCGAAGTTCGAGCCTAACTCGGCAGCATCGACCATCCTGGGCTATATGGCGGCCACCAAAGGTGACGGGCAGATGCGCGCACCATCGGCGCTGCACGTGCTGACGCTGATAGCAAAGGGTCTCTCGACTCACCTGAATGACGCGATCTGGAATGGCGTGCGTAACGCCAGCGGTGACACCACGAAAGACCTGTTTGACGGGTTCGACACCATCACCCAGAAGGAGATCGACAATGACAAGATCAGTGTCGAGAACAAGAACTACATGAAACTCACAGAGGAGATCACCACGGCGAACGCACTGGACATCGCCAAGGAGATTCTGTACTCTCTTGACCCACGTCTGCGCGCCCTTGACCTGAACCTATACTGCTCGCAGGACTTCGCGGACAAATACAACGAGGCGATGCTGCTCACGCACGCGGGCATCAACTACTACACGCAGTTCGGACAGAACACGGTGGAGGGAAGCAACGGCAAGCTGCACATCGTGCCTCTGTACAACAAGGCTGACAGCAAGTTCTTCCACGTGACTCCAAAGAGCAACATGCTGGTGGGATTCGACCAGATGGGAGACGTGGAGAGCGTGATGGTCAAGGAATACGAGCCTTTCATCCTCTCATATATCGCCACGATGTTCTTCGGGGTGCAGTTCGAGTCTATCGACTACCGACGCATGAAGGTGATTGAGCTGGCAGCGTGATTCTCTCTATTCTCTATTTTCTAATCACTAATCGACTATTAGACTATGGCTAAATCATGTACTCCTATACAGAAGTCGCTGGCATGGTGCCAAGGCACGCCAGAGCTCCCAGGCATCAAACGACGTCTGTACTACATAAGCAAGGACCAGATTGTGCAATGGCCGACGCTCACGCGTGACGCGAACGGACGCCTGACATCGGCGGCATACTCTGGGAACTTCGAGCTGGTGGCTGACGCCACATGGAAGTTCATTGACATACTGCCGGACAAGTCGCAACTCACAAGTGAGGCGCAGGGGGAATACCCATCCATGACGCAACTGAACAAGCTGACGGCTGTTCACCCTGGCGTGGGGGTGGAGGCCTCGGCACTGGCGGCTTACGTGAACAACTGCGACTGCGTGTACCTCGTGGAGACAGTGCGCGGCAAATACCGTGTGGTGGGAAGCGAGAAATGGCAGGTGAAATCGACAGTGGCACAAGACCTGGGACAAGGGGCTACTGGCACCACGAGCACGACGCTCTCGGTGGAGGCGACGGACGAATGCCCAGCTCCTTTCTACGAAGGGCGCATCGAGACGGAAGACGGCACCATCTATGCCGGCGGCACGTCACCTGGCACCACAAGCGGTGAAAGCCACCTGGACCCCACTGAACCAACTGACCTGTCGGGTCACTAAGAATAATGCTCCTCCAAGATGGGTTCCGCTCTTGACATAGGCGAATTGTTGAGTGACATCACGTTCCCGACTGTCGGGAGCGGAACTGTTTGTGTGCCGGATGCTCCATCAGGCAGGGCGGCACAGAAGGATCTGTTTGCCGTTCAGAAACGCAAGTCATGGGATAAGTCCCATGAGGCGAGGTGTGACTTCACCTACAAGCTGGCACTGACGCGGCGCTCGGAGGTGGACTTCATATCTATATGGAAGAAGTCAATATATGGGCGCACGCTGACGAACATAAAGGGTGACCCTTCCATGGTGGAGTTCTTTGCCTCGAACATGACACCGGTAATCAGCGAGACGTTGGGCTACCACCTGGCTGATGGCTCGTGGGCAGTGTGCACCTCGCCGAAGCGCCGTCACAAGGTGAAGAACTTTGCGACATTGATAAGTGAGCGTATTGCTGCCTCGCTAGGCATCCCGTTCTACGAGGACGTGGCGCTATGCCACACGAAGCAAAGGGTGAACGCCACATTTGAACTGAACATCATGCCGCGTGAGGCAAACATAATAGTGTTTGACGACTTCGTGACCACAGGGCAGACTATGGCTGCAATGAAACGACTTCTCGTCTCCGCCAACAAGAATTGCGTGTTTTACTCAGCAATTAACAATAAACTCTGATAACTCACAACTCTAAAAACATGGATAATAATTTCACAAAACAAATTCAGGAGTGGCTGAATGCTCCTGCATCGCAACGAGACTACAACGCGGGAGCGATGATGCTGCTGAAACTCACTGGCAACAAAATTATGCATCACAATCTGATGTTGCGCCCATGTGAGAAGAATATGCTATTTATTGAATATCAACTGAAGAAACGCCTGGACTTCCGTCTGCGACAAATGACGCACGAGCAGGTGGCGGAAATGCAGCTGCAGGTGGACAACATCGCCAAAAAAGTGTTGACACCAAACAGCGGTGAGAAGTTCAAAGCAGGGAAACGTGATGACCATGACCAACTGCCTGACGAGATACAGGCTCTATACGTGGAGAACCTCTCGATTGTGCAGAAGATGCGAGAGCTACATCTGAAACTCCGCACGCTGTCGCTGGAGAATGCCACTTGCCCGGACAGTGAAAGATACCCGTTCCTGAAAGAGTTAATCACTCTTGACAAAAAACTTCACTCTAACTGGGAGGCGTATGACCACTACACGGGTGCGGACGGTGAACAGGTTCTGACTGAAGACCTGCGTGAGCAGAGTAAACAAGCGGTTCGCATGATTAACCTGAACAAAGGCAAGTATGCCAAGAAGCCCACGGAGGAACTCAAGGCTAAGATCCTCACGTGGTATGGCCAGGTGGTTAATCCTACTGAAAAGCTCACCGCAGACCTCAAAGAGATTGGTATTCTTGAATGAGGAGAGACGCAGACATATCAGATTTTTTGCGCCCTTTGCGTGAGAACCCCTACCAAGCATACCTCTCGAACGCGCTGCAGGTGGCTGACATCCTGAACTGGGTGCTGAAGCAACTCGGCCGGTGTGAGGTGTGGCAGACTTCGTTCTCTATCAGTGAGGAGTTTATTCGCCGTCTCTACTTCATAGAGAAGTCGGGACTGGTGACCAAGTTTAACCTGGTACTGGACTATAAAGCCACGAATAAAACGCTGAAACTATGGGCATTCATAACGCAGGTGATTGACACTACTTACCTCGCTGACAACCATAGCAAGGTGCTGCTCATACGCAGTGAGCGGGGCGAGACAGTGAGTATCATCACATCGCAAAACCTCACACGTGGTAACAGATGCGAGTCGGCCGTGGTGACAACGGACAAAGAAATCTTCGCCACTTTATATGCTCAAATTAAAGATTTAATAACTAATCATTCGGTTCCACTAAATGACTTATTCAGAGACAGAATTGCAACAGATTGAGCAATTCGCTTCAATCTACCTTAAAATATCAGATATGGCAGTGATACTGGGTATTCCTGCAGAACAACTGCGCTCGGACATCGCTGACCACTCGACATCGGTGAGTATGCGTTACCGCAGAGGGAAAGCGGCTTCCAAAGTGAAACTCCTCGCACAGGAGATGCAGCTGGCGCAGGTGGGGTCGCCACTGGCTATCGAGAACACGTACCGAAATCTGCTCGACATGGAGGACGATGAGTGATGAAGAAACAGATTAAACCTTTGGAGGCGTGCCGACTGGACTTGTTCACCAGTGAGGATAAGCTCAGGGAGAAATACTCGGAGCCGATAGCGCTCAGAGTGCTTCGCATCCGTGAGGAATATAACTGGTTCCTATCCAACCCAGACGCTAAAGACCGACAGTTTGTGGAGAATGTGACCTCGCGGTTCGGACTGAACAAGACGCAGGCTTACAGTGACCTGGCCATCGTCAAGGCACTGCTGCCACACCTATCGCAAGCCTCTCGAGACTTCCACCGCTACCGCTACAACGAGATGATTCTGGAAACGTTCCAGATGGCGAAGAAGCGCAAGGATACGAAGACGATGGAGAAAGCGGCTTCATCCTATGCGAAATTCAACCGTGTGGACCTGGAGGATGAGCAGGCAGTTCCTTACGACCTTATCGTGGTGCAGCCATTCACTGCCACCGATGACCCTTCGGTACTGGGCATAAAGCCTATGCCTCGTCTTCAGGAACGCATCCAGCAGCTTCTGCACAAATACAGAACGGAGAACATCGACATCGAAGACATTGAGTTTGAGGAGGCAGACCTTGAAGAAAAATCACTATTCCCTGAAGATGGAACAGCCAAAGAAGAAAATATACTTTAACACGCCGCAAAGGTTGACGCAGCTTATTGGCGCCAATACAACTGTTATCGTGGCTGGACGACGTACTGGAAAGACGGACTCAATAGCCTCGCCTTTCGTGCTTCGCAACATGCAACGAATGCCTGGCTCGACTGGCGGCATAGTGGTGCCGACATACAAGCACGGACTGACAAACACCATTCCTGGCTTACTCGCAGCGTGGAAACGGTGGGGCTACATCAAGGATGTTCACTATGTGATTGGGCGAAAACCTCCCAAATCTTTCGGGAAGCCCATAATAGAACCCGCGGAATATGAGCACGTGATAACGTTCTACAACGGCTCATGCGCAATTATTATATCGCAGGACAGGCCTGGCTCGTCGAACTCGCTTACGCTATCATGGCTGCTTGTAGATGAGGCAAAGTTCATTGACTATGAACGTCTGAAAGATGAAACGCTGCCGGCAAATGGCGGCATTAAGTCGTACTTCGGACACCATTCGTTCAATCACTCCGTAATGATCCTCTCGGATATGCCGCAGACGCAGAAGGGCTCGTGGTTCCTTCACTATAAGGATAAGATGGATGTGGAACTTATCGAGACGATAAAGGCGACCATCTTTGAGATATGGAAGACCAAGCAGCGCATAAGGGAGCTTAATACCAAAGGAGAGAATGTGCCGAACTACCTACGCCGATACTTGCGGCAGCTTGACACGAACCTTAACAAGATGCGCTCTGTGGCTGTGTATTACAAGGAATATTCCTCCATCGAGAACTTGCAGTTGCTCGGGGAGTCGTACATCAAGCAGATGAAGCGTGACCTGACACCTAAGACGTTTCAAACTTCGATTCTTTGTCAGAGGATAGGCATAGCGAAGGATGGATTCTACTCGTCGATGCGTGAAGGCCATAAATACAACGCCAGTGATTTTGATTATCTGGACTCGCTGGGCTATGAGTTTAACGACAGTCAGATGGACTGCAGAGCGGACAAGGACCTGAATCCTTTTGCCCCTATCTGCATCGGAATGGACTACAATGCAAATATCAATTGGATTGTGGCGGGACAGCCTCATGGCAGACGCTTGGATGTAATAAAGTCGTTCTACACTAAGTTTGAACGGAAGATTCCGGCGCTGATAGATGACTTCTGCCGATACTATGTTCATCACCAGAATAAGACGGTGGTGTATTACTATGACAGCACCGCATTGGGCGGCAACTATGCCGTAAACGAACAGGACTTCCACTGGGTTGTGTGCCACGAGTTTGAACTTCACGGATGGCAGGTGGAGGACATAAACCTGGGAAATCCTATGCGCCACGATGAGAAATACTTGCTGATAAATCAAGGGTTTGCCGGGAAACAAAGGCTGATGCCGTTCTTCAACCGCCAAAATAATGATGACCTGATCCTGGCAATTCAAACTGCCGGGGTGACACGAGGACGCAATGGGTTTAGGAAAGACAAAGGGGGCGAAAAACTCGCAGAAACGGAGGAAGACCTCCTCCAACATCGTACCGACGGCACAGATGCCTTCGACACCCTCTACATAGGATGTGAAAAATTTCCTTACAAAAATGCCTATGGTTTAAGTTCTGTAGGAGTTTTCTGATTAAGAGAAATGCGAAGCATTCGCTAAAGTCTGCGCTTGTAAG